ATACCCGCAAAAACAGAGGCAACAATTGTTAAAAGAGCTACTGCAAGAGCGGCCATGTCATTGGCACTCATTTACTATTGCGGCCAAAGGCCTTATCTTCGCCATCAAAGTATCTAATCAAAGGGGCGACTAGCGCACCTGCAAGGATAGATAGCTCAGGGCGTATGTCAGCTACTAAAGCCAAAGCTGTAGTGACAGTGGCAGCGGCTACGCTGCGTGCATAAGATTTAACAATTGCCTTTTGTTTTGCACTAAGTTTCATTTTATTCCTAACTGTTTGATTTTATTTTGCACCTGAGTTTTTGTCATGGCTATTTCAAAGTGCATCTCATCCTTACGCTTTTTGTAATTACCGCCCCAAGCCAAGTCATATTTAACTAAAAGCAATTGTATAGTATTTGTTTGCTCTTTTGTAAATGTATTTGACTTACCTAAAGGGTGTTTTGTAGCGTTCAAATCTACAGCTGTACCAGATGAGTGATTGCTTAGGACTTTATCTGATCCTCTAGTCATCCTAAAGGCATAACCCCAGTCATCTAATTGACCTTGATCAATAGGCTCTACAAGCTCATGAAACTCTTGGCAAAAGGCAACAAGTATTGGTGCTACATCTTTGGCACATGCAATCTTTAATGATGTGCCGGGTATGGCAAAGGATTGTATTCCTATATCTTTGCGGTCTTCACTAGCCGGCCATCCATTAGGGCTTGTTAGCTCAATAATTCTTGCCATTCATTACACACTTCCTCAAGATTGTGCTATAAACCTAAAGCCCTTAAATCATCAGTAGTTAAACCAAGTGCGGCTAGTTTGCCTTCGGCTGCGGCTTTGGCTTGTTCTTTTGTTGCCTCAGCAACTTGCGCTAATTCTGCTTTTGCTTTGAGTTGTAATCTTAAATTTTTTTCTTCTAAGGTTTCATCTCTTTCATAAAAGATTTCTTCACCAGTTTGTACATTTATTTCGGTAACTGTTATTTTCACCTTAACCACCAATCAATTTGTAAGTGCCGCCAGTCCAACTATAACCATCAGATATTTTTACTTGAATTGAGGTAATTGCTGTTGCATTCATAAAATAACCTTGACCCATAATAGCCCTATTACCTGACGCGGATTGATTACGACCCATCCAAGTAGCGGTGTGAAAACCATTATTTTTTGAATTTTTTATTTCTACTATCCAGCCATTTTCTGTGCCAGTTCTAGAAATACTAGTAGTTGAGCCAATTACAAAAGAACTTCCAGCAGTATAAATTGCTTGGTCAGCATTTGTAGTAGATACTGAAATGGAAGCATAATTGGAACCAGTATTGGTATTAAATTGCATTATCATATTACTATCTGCGGTTGCATAAGTCATTTGGTCAATTTGTAGCATATAATAATCACCAGTTAATCCAGTTAGAGATAATGTGCTAGATGCAGGTAAACTACCAGAAGCAATTGTAGATAAAGTTAAAGAACCACCAGAAGCAGTAGCCCAACTTGGGATTCCGCCAGCAACTGTCAACACCTGTCCAGTGCTACCAATTCCTAATCTTGCTGGTGTAGATCCACTTGAAGAATAAATTGTGTCGCCTGTAGTAGTCATTGGGTTAGTCATGCCAGCACTTTGACTTATATCAAAGAATATAGCTGCGCTAGAAGATGTAAAATATAATGTGCCACCTTCCCATTGACCTAAAGCAAGTGATCCATGAGTAGTCACTGTTGCAGTGCCAGCAGTGACTGTGCATGTACCAGCACCCCAGTTTTGTATAAATACTGAATCACCAGCTGAAAATAAACTTGTGTTAACTGTAATGGTCGTAGAACCTGCAGCGTTCATAGCAACAGTAGTACCAGCATCGGCCGCTACCAATACATAACTTGTGGTTTTAGCAGTTGTAGATCCGCCACCCATTGCGGTTTGTTGTAAAGATGTGAGTTGCGCGGCGGTCAAAACCTGCCCGACTGTAAATGTCTGTTTTGCCATGTATCTCCTAGTAGCTCAAACTATCTTCATCAAGTAATCCATCAACGGCTGAGTCTAGCAAAAAACCTACGGCAAAGGGTTGCGCACATGAAAATGTTACAAGAAAAGAATTAGGTGTGATTTGATATTGTACACCGGCTATAACGCTATCACTGACCACATTGCCGGCAGGTAAGGTTTGTGTAACCTCAATAGGGTTGAAAATGTCAAGCTCTAAAGCAGCCGTAGTCCTAGCAGGATCATCCTGACCATAAGCATCTACAGTCAAAGAATTAAGCTGTATATCAACACCCTGCTCTTTGCGTGAGGCAATAATCATTTGAGCTTGAGATAGAGCATCTGCCTCAGTCTCCATAAGTCCTGATCTGACCCTACTATGCTGAAAGTAATCATCAATGCTTGCAGTGTCACTAGCTGTTTGAGCTGTCAATCCAGCCGGCGTGACAGTTACTTTGTTAATCATTTGAAAGTCAGATATATCAAATTCAACATTTTGATAGGTTATATCACCTGATCCATCAACATCTGAAAATTTTGTAAGTGTAGATCCAGAAGCAGTAATGATGTCTGACCTTGACATGAACTTAACAAAGCCTCTTTGATCCACATACAAAGCCCCGGTTTCTGTTTGCTCAATTTCTTGCAGAGAGGCAAGTAAAGATCTTGAGTTGCCGCTATCGGCTTGTACTGTTGTAGTAGCTGTTGTAGATATATCCCTCATACCGCCCGGCCAATCTCCAGCATCAAGCAAACTTGTAAGCCTTTGCGCTGTGGTCTGTCCGGCACTACCACCACTGACTGTAGTTAAGGTAGTAAGGTTTAGCAGCTGAAAACCATCTACACAATTAAGAGTTACATAGGCAGGGTCAAATCCGCTAGGACTTTTGTAATTCCACTCTTGAACATAAAAAGATCCAAGGCTGTACTTAATGCTGTTAAAAGTTGCAGTCATGCGGATCTTACGCATAGGTTTAATTTTGCCATACAGAGCTGAGGATGTATTAGCAGGATTAAATGTACCTGTCTGATCTACAAATACTATCTTTGCACTGCCACCTATAAATGAGTCAGATGATCTGTTAAATGCACGCCTTATATAGCACTGAGTTACAAAGGCTGTAATATCCACAACATCCGCCGCAGCTGTACCTAATACAGCTGAGTCTAAAACTGTATTGATGTCATCTAGGACAAGGCTCGGGTCAAAGGAAGCTCCGTTGCTGAAATCTATCTCCGCCTTAAATACTGCCGCCGGCATTATCTACCTAAGTTTGCTAACTGGGTAACTGCACCGGTGCGGTTTAAGTTATACAAAACATCTTGGATTACAGATTGCAATTGACCCTCAGAGATTACAGAGCCTTGCACATTTACAACCACCTTTGTACCCATGCTACCCATGCGATCTAATGGTATGACAGCCTCAGCTCCAGCCTCACCAATCATTGCAATTGTAGGCTTAGAAACTACACCGCCCTCTGCCATAGCTCTCAAACCTGAAAGTGGATTATATGCCTGCGCCGCTGCTATGTCGGCGGTTGTAGCTCTCAAACCTGAAAGTGGATTATATGCCTGCGTGGCTGCTATGTCGGCGGCTGTAGCTCTTAAACCTGAAAGTGGATCATATCTGACAGGTTCAGCTGTAGGTGAAGGTAATTTTATCTGACTTAATAAAGCAAGCATTTTTCTTAGTTCATCATTAGCTGCAAACAGTCCTTGTAGGTATAACAAAACAGCTGTTGTAGTCATGCCCCATTTTTTAGCTAACATCTCAATCTCTTCGGTACTGATCTTGCCATCTGCTATAACTTGCAAAACATCTACATATTTTTGCGCTTCATCAACAGCTTCTTTTGTGCCTTCGGCTAATTTTTGTAATGTTTTTACTCGCAGCTCATCCTCGGCGTTTAACTTACGGCTTAATGCAGCTTGTAAGTTGATGCGATTCATGTCAAAGATTGACTCAAGTTCGGCTTGTTTTTTCTTCAATGCCTCTTGAGCGCGTTGCTCTTTAGTCAAAGCTTTTGACCTTGCCAATATTTGAGCCTGAATTTTCGCTAACATTTCTTCGGTAGTAAGTTTTTTCTGACCAAATTTTTCTTGTAATTCCAAGGCATTAATAGTTAATTGTGATAGTCCAAGATAACCTTTTGCTTGTAAATATCTATCATCTGCAATTTTTTGACCGCGTTTTTCTACCTCTTGCAGTGTTGTACTCTCACCAACCAAAGTTTCTATGCCAATTAGTGCAGCATCTATGGCGGCTTGACCTAAACCTTTTGAGAAGAAACCGACATTAATATTGGCTGCCTGTATAGCGGCCTTTTCTAGTTTGGCAGAAAATATGTCAAGATTGGCTGATCCGGTAGCAATAAAACTAGCAGCTGTAATAAAGCCTTGTCCTAGAGTTTCTGCGGCTTCACCGGCTGAAATTCTAAATCGGACAAGTTGCCCTGCAAAACTGTCAGTTGAAGCTTCGGCTGCACCTGCGTATTTGTCAAGATTTATTAAAAGCTTTTGAAAGCCCATTGCTTTTGCTTCGGCTGCCGTAAAACCTAATCCTAAAGATCCAATGCTTTTGAAATTACCTACAGCCGCCTTAGTTATTGCATCTAAAACAGTTGAAAGTTCTGCTCCGCTTCCAGCTGAAATGTCAAGAGATTTTTGTAGCAGAAATTGTGAGCTTTGTACATCACCCGTTTGTGCTACAAGTTGCCGAAAAGCCGGCACTAAAACATCCTCTGTAACATTTGTAAGTCTTTGAAGATCTTCAATAAATACTTTTATGTTAGGTAACAAACCTTCCGCGCCTATAGATGTCAAGGTAAGGCGCAATGACTTGTCTAATTTTTCCTGAGCCAAAGCTGCCTCTATAGAGCTTTTACCTAATTTAACTAAAGCAAAACCTGTAGCTACTGCACCTGCAAACAGGCCAGCTTTCAAGGCGCGTTGGCTTACAGCTACAGTCTTATCAAAACCTTTTAATTCTTTTGTGGCTCTCTCAAGCCCTTTCTTATCAAACTTAGTAAGAAAGTTAATTACAACATTTTGACTCAGTGCCATTAGTTGCCTCTAAACTTACTGCCTAAGTATTTATCTATTGCAGCCTCAATACCAGCTAAAGCTTGTGCGCCTTTCTCAGCTGTAGCTTTATAGATTACTCTTTTGCCTTTACCATCTCCGGCAATTGCGCCATGAGCTTGTGACACCTTGCGGATGAAGCCCTCACTCGCATTAGGGTTGCGACTTACGCGCCTTGTCTTGCCTCTACTCCTTGCAGTGCCACCGCCTGTCAATTCAAAAATAATTCCCGGCACTGATTTATTTACAAGGGCTAAAGCTGTGACTGAAAATTTAGTGCCTTTGACTCTTTGCACTTTTACCTTAGCACTTGTAATTGAGATGCCGGCGATAGCATCCGCCTGTGACCATTGCCATCTTGACTCATTTGTTTTGCCATAAGTACGGCCTCTATGAACTTGATCAAAAGCCCATCCCCAAGTAGGTGGATAGTAAGGTTTGGTATCTCTCCAGCCGGGGAATACCTCAGCCGGTATAAAACTTTTAGCTAGTTTTTCTACAGGCTTTATTTGTTTGCGTAATTCTCTCTTAAATATTTTTTGTGTGTCAGGGTCAATGTCTTCCATTTTTTTCATGAGCGCATCTAAGTCAGCTACATAAACAGCCTTGAGAGATCTATCGGCCTTTAACTCTGCCATTATCTCCGCCTGACTGTCCCTTTTGTTTTTGCAGCTTGCTCTTGCAGTATTGCTTTGATTGCCATATACACTGCCGGATCAACCTCTAGTAAATCTTTAGGGCTAATACCTGTTGCCACCGACACAGAGGCAATCTCCCATATTTGACCATGTCGGTCTAGCCATTTTTTGGTTCATACAACAAATCAACATCTGTAAATTGATTGATGTAATCATCACCAAACTCTTTGTCTGTTTTACCTGCCGCTTTTTCAAGAGCGTGAGCAAACCACCAAAGATCTGACTCAAGCTGTGACTCACTTAATCTCTTACGCCATCCTGTTTTGAACTCAGCCTCAAAGGCTACTTTCACAGATGGCGTAAGATCATAAGTAATCTTCTTGCCGTCTTTCTTTGTTATTTCAATCTTGTGCATGTCCCACCTTTTCTTCTTAGCTAGTAGCTTTAGTCAATGCTGTTACTGGAAGCGTCACACTTGCTGTCATTGCAGAATCCGTAGATCCTGAAATTGGTGTCCACTGAGTAACTAAACATGACATGCTATAGCTTGGATTTGTAGCTGATACTGTACCGGTTACTGGAATCAATTTGAGTGCCAGTTTTGTACCAATCGCATCTTCAAAAAGACTGTTCACTGAAGCTGCCGCAAAATCGTTGAAAAGTTCTAAAGAAACAG